CCTTTAATTGGCAGACTAGCCCAAGACAAGCTAAAGAAGGAATTAAAAGATGCAGACTACAGCATTACTCATCCAAAGCATGATTGGTTTCGTAGTCATTTTGATTTCATTAGTAGCGATGGTTCTATGCTTGTTGAAGCAAAAAACTACAACGCTGGAGTTCGTGGGAAGTTTGATACTGACAGTAATCGGATTCCTGATGCTGACTACGCCCAACTGGTTCACGAAGCTGCTTGTCATGGTGTTAGCTCTATTGTCCTGGCTGTGCTTTTTGGTGGACAAGAATTTTGCACCTTTGAGTTCAATATTACGGATGCTGAAAAAGATGATCTCATTAAGAAGATGGCTACTGTATGGGGGTTTTGCCAAGCAGGAACGCTCCCGCCAGCAGAAACCATTGAGCAAACTAAGATCATGTACCCCGAAAGCAATAGTGCTGCGCTGGTGGCTACTCAGCAGGTCGAAATGGCTGTTGCTCAACTTAGGGATATTAAGAATCAGATTAAACATCTTGAGAGCGCTGAAGAAAATATAGAGGTGCAGATCCGTAATCTTATGGGTCAAGCAGAGGAGATCAGAGCAGTCGATGGCACTAGCTTAGTTACTTGGAAGTCAGCAAAGTCATCTAAGCGGTTCTCAGCAGATCTATTCAAACAAGGTATGCCCGATATTTATGAGAAGTTTGTTATTGAGCAGCCAGGTTCTCGGAGGTTCTTAGTCAAATGAATAACTTAGATCTTGCAGTATGGGTGATGACTATTTCTAGCGTCATTGACACCATTATTTCTCTAAAGGAGATATTTGTATGATTAACGAAGGCGTATTTGATGGAAGGTTTGAGATTGGCGCTCAAATTGAAGAGTTAGAGCAAGTCATTCTTTCAATTAAAGAAACTATTGAAATGTTGAAAAAAATTGAACCTTTTGTACCTGAAACTGAAGATGATAGGTGGGAATAATTATGAGTAACTTAGTCGCATATTCAGAGATGGAGCAGATGGCTACAGCAATCGCTGCTAGTGGTTTATTTGGCATGAAGGATAAAAACTCTGTGCTGGCACTGATGGCAGTAGCACAAGCAGAAGGGTTACATCCCGCTACAGCAGCACGGGATTTTCATATTATTCAGGGCAGACCAGCTCTTAAGGCAGATGCAATGCTGGCACGCTTTCAAAACGCAGGTGGCAAAGTCGAATGGAAGGATTACAAAGATGACAAAGTTACAGGAGTTTTTTCACATCCCAACGGGGGTGACCTTGCGGTTACATGGACNATTGAGCAAGCTACCAAAATCGGTCTTGTNAAACCTGGAAGCGGATGGCAAAAGTTCCCCAGAGCGATGCTACGAAGCCGTTGTATTTCAGAGGGGATTAGATCAGTTTTCCCAGGATCTGTTACGGGCTTCTACTCACCCGATGAAGTCGAAAACTTTGAAAGCCCGACCTCCAAGCCTAGAGAAGTAAAAGACATGGGATCAGTAGTGCCTAATATCGTTGATCTTAGCGCTATTCCCGATGACATCCCTGACATGGCTATACCGATGTATGTGCCAGGCACTGAAGAACCTTATGCACGCTATATTTGTCAAGCAGATTGGATCGAAGGGTTTGCAGAGATGCACGCTAAGATCCATGAATCAAGCAAGATGACGGCTGAGGAGAAGTTCGAGAAGATCAAAAAATTCAGGGAAGTTAATGAAGTCTATACAAAAACATTTGATGGCAATACAACAGCGAAATTCTTATCACGACTACAAGCTATTAGAAAGGAAATCAACAATGGCTAATGGACATATTGCTCAGATGGGCAAAGGGGTGTTATTTCAAAACGAAAAGAAACACGACAAATCACCNGATTGGAAAGGCACGCTATTGTTATCTGAAGATTACAAAGCAGGTCAAACCCTGAAGATTGCTGGATGGACAAAGCAAACACCTAAGGGCAGCTTAATCAGCTTGTCAGAAGATAATTGGAAACCTGATAATGGTGGTACTTATCCGAAGGAGGTCAATCGTGTCAAAGATTCTGATGTGCCTTTTTAGCCTGGTGCTAATCAGCAATGCTTTTGCATACGAAAAATGCAGCAAGACTTCCGATGGAGAAATCTGTTGTTGGGATACCAACATTGATGGACCTTTCGGACCGCCTGGCTGTTAATGGTTGTTTTGAACCTACCCTACCCTCCAAGCGTAAATCATCTTTACATTAACGCTAGGGGTAGGCGCTTTCCAAACGCAAAAGCTAAAGCCTATAAAACCGCAGTGCAAGACTATGTGGCTGAGTATCGAACACCAAAGTTCAATAATGCCAAGATTGCGCTGATTGTATGGGCTTATCCTCCTGATAAACGCAAACGGGATATATCTAATTTACTGAAGATTATTGAGGATAGTTTGCAAGATGCAGGAGTATTTGATGATGATTTCAACATTGATTTTATTGAGATCAAGCGTTGTGACATCAAAAAAGGTGGAGGATTAACAGTCATGATTGAAACGATGGAAGAATTTTCACTAGTCCAAGAGGAATCTGGCGTGAATTAGCCAGGTAGTTAGGGGTTGCGCCAGCCAACTACTTGGATAGCTGGCACTTTAAGGGGGTATTTAATGAACGCAAATGAACCAGTAGCGTGGACAGATGGCAAAGGTAACTATTTTGATAAGAATAGTTTTTTTCCCGTAGATGACCTTATTCCACTCTACACCCATCCAACAAAGACACTAACAGATGAAGAAATAATTGAAATTTGGAGTGGCATGGAAACTGACACAGGCGAACAAAACATTATTTTTGCTAGAGCAATACTAAGAAAGGCGCAAGAAAAATGCACCAAATAACTTGTAAAAATTGCAATAAAAACTTTGATGGAATCATGGGTGCTTGTGGCGGAAGTAATACTTTCACAATATATAGATGCACTCATTGTCAGCACGAGGAAATTGTTAAGCGTGAACCTATTGATTGGTCAAAAGCATTGGTTGAAAAGGCACAAGAGAAATGAACATACCTTATAACAACGGCAAAGTAGAGATTGGTAAGTATTACCAAAAGGATTGCAGACCAGAGATGGATTCAGATGCCATTCTTTTGCAGACGGCTTTTCTTGATCCTGAGGGCTATCGCAAGCGCCATTTATCTGAGGTGCTGTATGTATGTTTAGTTATTGTTACGCTTTTTGGGTATTTCTTATTCTCATGATTGTTAGATTATCAGAACTAGATACCTACGAAATAGCGTGGGCAGCGCATGAACGGTGTCGTTATAAAAAGACTTTAGGCATCAATAGTTTAAGGGTAGATCAAAAGCGTGATGATTACGGCATTACAAGAGAAGGCATGGCGGGAGAATGGGNGGTTGGAAAAGTCTTAAACACGCCTGTAAACCTCGATCTACACCCTGGCAAGGATAGGGGATGGGATTTTGAATACAAGGGTTTAAAAGTGGATGTAAAGACTTCTAAAGCCAAGTATTTGTTATTTAAAAGATTGCAAGATTTCAAAGCAGATTTAGCGGTGTTTGCAAGGTATTTGAATGACTATCAAATTGAACTGGTGGGTGCAATCACCAGAAGTGACTTTGTTGCACTGCACAAAATCAGAAATTTTGGGTACGGGGATAACTGTATTGTTGATCCTCTTTTATTAAACGATGTTAGGGATTATTTATGAATAAGAAAATTTTTGTAGCTACACCAATGTATGGCGGTCAGTGTGCTGGTTACTATACGCAATCCATTATGGAACTCAATATGTTGCTACAAAAGTCTGGGGTGGAAGCTCAGTACAGCTTTATGTTTAACGAGAGCTTGATTACTAGAGCAAGAAATTCGCTTACCAATGTCTTTATCAAGAGCGGATGCACTCACCTACTCTTTATTGATAGCGACATTAAGTTTAGAGCTACCGACATTCTGGCAATGCTAGAAGCAGATAAAGACATTATTTGCGGTATCTACCCTAAGAAAGAAATCAATTGGGATAGCGTTAAAAAGGCAATGGATAGCGGAGTACCACAGGATCAATTAAAGAGCTATACAGGCAGTTTTGTGGTCAATCTAGTGGATTACCAAGGTGAAGTGACTGTGCCTGTTGGACAGCCTGTAGAGATCTTTAATGGCGGTACTGGTTTTATGATGATTAAGAAGGGAGTATTTGAGCAATTAGCAGATAAAGTGCCTTCTTACTTTAACGATGTCAACGACTTAAATGGTCAGATGAGTATGCGTGAGGAGATCAAAGAATACTTTGCTACCTCTATTGAACCTGAAACTGGTCGATTACTTTCTGAGGATTACCACTTCTGCTACATTTGGCGCAAGAGTGGCGGTAA